CTGGGCGCCACACCGCTGTTCGACGACCGCCGCCTCGCCGTACGCCGGCGCTTGCTGGCGGTCGGCAGCCAGGCTGTCGGTTACTACATCGACATCGCCAAAAGCCAGGGCTACCCCAACGCGACCATCACCGAACTCGAAGCCCCGCGCATGGGCCGCTCGCGTTTCGGCTCGGCGCACTGGGGCACGTGGGAAGCGCAGTTCATGTGGACGCTCAATACCGGCGGCCGCTTGCTGCTGGGTCGGCGTTTCGGCGCGAGCTATTGGGGCGAGCGCTTCGGCGTTAATCCGGGTTCGGCGCTGGAATGCCTGATTCACCGCAGTGCGCCGGCGCATACCAAGGTGCACATTAATTATGACTAGGGAGGAATGAGGGGATGGATTATCCGAAAAGCATGCCCGGTGTCGGTTTGGTCAACAGTCGTTTTGTCGATGAAAATCCCCTCACCGGAACCCCCGGATCGCTGATTCCTGCGGAGTGGGGCAACGCCCTTACCGAAGAGGTGTTGGCGGTTATCAAAGCGGCGGGTATCGAACCGACCGAAGGCTTGAACACCCAACTGCTCGAGGCCATCCGTGGCAAAAAGCTGTTTGAAACGCCGCCACAATTCGATGTCAGTCAGAAAGTCGCGACGACGGAGTTTGTGCAGCGCGCACTCGGCAGTCTGGCGGGGCAGACCAATTACGTGGGTGATGTTTCGTTGACGGTCGCTGACGTCGGCAAACTTTCGATCTTCACCAGCCCAGGTACGGTGACCCTGCCGGAATGGTCAACTGTGCCTGCGGGAGGCTTGGTGTCGCTGGTCGCAGGTTCCGGTGGTTTGAACGTGAAAGTCAGGAGTGGCGAGAGTCTGGGCACCGCCAGCGCTGGTGCACCGGATAACACGTTGTCATTTGTCGGTGGCAGCTACGTTACTTTTCGCCGGCTTCTGCTCGGTGGTGGCTGGGGCCTGGATTCTGGTGATGGTGCGCTCAAGTACTCGCCAGCGTTTACCGCTTCCTTGAACACTGCAGGCGGCTATCAGCGTTTGCCCAGTGGCCTGATCCTGCAATGGGGACTGGCCACGGGCGGCGCACTCAGCGAAACCATTACCTATCCGATTGCCTTTCCCAAAAGCGTGCTCTTTCTCTCGGGCGGCGATCTTTCACCGGCATTCTCCGACCTGCGCTTTTCCCTTTACCGACTCTCGCAAAGCCAGTTTCAGCGCTTCTCCAATGCTGACCCTGGTGGCTGGAACTGGTTCGCCATCGGCTTCTGAAATCAACGGTGAATGAAATGAAATACATTGATTTTGATGCCCAGGGCGAACTGCTCGGGCGCTATGACTCGGCGATTCACACGCAGATGCCTGCCACTGCTCTAGAAATCTCTGATGAGTTGTTCCTGCGCACGATCGAGGAACGCGATGGCATCTGGAAGTGGACCGACGGCAAGGTCACCAAGCATGCATTGCCGAACGCATCGCTGCTGGTTGAAAGCGAACAGCGAGCATTGGCCCTGGCGCGGCGTGACGAGCTGCTGGCTGAAGCCGATCAGCAGACCGTCGGTATGGCCGACGCCTACATTGCAGGATTGCTGGATGCCGAAGACATGCAGCGGTTCAAGGCGTATGCCTCCTACAAACTGGCGCTCAACAAGATCGACAGGCAGCCAGGTTATCCGCAGAACATCGACTGGCCAGTGCTACCGGCTTGATGCTCTTTCTGACATGAAGCCTGCAAAACAGCTTCGTAAACAGTCACCCAGAATAACGGGAGGTCCCCGCGTGGATTATCCAAACAGTGTGCCCAGCGCCGGATTGGTGAATGGGAAGTTCGTTGATGAAAACCCGATGATCGGAACGCCCGGATCGCTGATTCCGGCGGATTGGGGGAATGGGGTCACGCAGGAAATTCTCAACGTGATCAATGCCGGGGGGCTGACCCCCGATGAGAAGAAATACGATCAGTTGTTGCAGGCGATTCAATCGGTGACGGCCAAGGGCTGGAACCAGGATCTGGCGTTGCCGCTATCGGCTTTGCCTTTGCCAACCGTTGCCACGGCGGATGCCCGGTTAACCATCACGCCAGCCGCCGTATCGAGCAGTGGCGGGCGAGTGTCCGTACCGGCGGGCGTATACGTCAGCCTTGGTCAGGAAGTGGTGGCGGGTCAGTTGGGGCGTTCACGTACTTTCACTACCCAGGCCTGGAGCAGTGCAGACCTGCTGCCCAGTTCGAGCTACTTTTTGCGGGCGCAGGTGGTGGGTGGTGTGCTGAGTTTCTATACCCAGCGCGGTACGATTTACGACGTGACACCCGAGACGCTGAAAGGTTTGGCCAACGGCGCTGCCGGCGGCGGTTTTCAGAGTTCGGTGTTGGACATGTGTCTGGCCTGGGTCGTCACCGGCGCGCCAGGCTCCGTGCCGACAGTGCGTGCGATTTACAACCGTGCACGCTTGACCTGGACTCAGACCGTCAACGGCACGGGTGCAGTGTTTCTGCCCCTAGACCCGCATGCGCGTGCTGCGCGGCTTGTGGTAGGCAATCCGACGCCGTCATCGACGGCCGTAACGAGCGTCGCGTTTCCGGCGACTGGATGGGCCGGGGGCAACTATAGCTATCTGTCACCGGTATCGACGGGTGTATCCAATAATGCGGGAGGCTGGAACCCGTCTACTGTGCAACCGTGCGTGATATTCACCAACAACATCGTCTACGACGTCACGGTTTCGACGCTGACCGCCAGTTTTGATCATGCCAATTTGCGCTCGCTCTGGCAGTCCTATCAGGCTGAGCACAATCTGGGGCAATCCAATGCTGACAGTGATGAATTGCTACTCAGCATGGGGATCAAGAGTCATCCGCTAACCGACTATACCGCCGGCATCGCGATCAATTTCGGGGAAGCTGTGAACGTCCAATTGCAGTGGGAGCTGATTCGATGATCGTCATTCAGGAACTCCATCAGATTGACGGCGAGTTGCGCCTTCCTCAACCCTCCGCTGCCCATGACTGGGACGGTGAGAAATGGGTATTGGACGACGATAAACAGGCTGCGCTGGACATGCAGGAAACTGAACGCTTGTGTGCCAAAGTCGACGCCGCCGCTGACGACGCCCGTACCGCTCTGGCTGGTGACCCGCTCAAAGCCATGGAGTACGCCCAGGCTGCCGCCGATGCTCAGGCCTATCAGGACGCCGGTTACCCGAAAAAGGAAGTGCCGCTGTCGGTCGCTGCATGGGTTGCCAAAGGACGCAGCGCCAAACAGGCCGCCGAGCAGATTTTGAGCAAGGCCTATCAACTGACCGACCATCTGCTGGCGCTGCGTACGCTGCGCCTGAAGGCCAAAGCGCAAATTCGCGCGCAGGCTGCCAAGGGCAACATGGATCTGGCGCGCAGCGCTGGTGACGAAGCTTTGATCGCCATTCGCGAATTGGCCAGCGGCCTTTCCAGCTAAGCCGAAAATTCTGCGTTCCGAGTCACCCAAGCCCACTTCGTTGTGGGCTTTTTATTTTCAGAAAACGGACCGTGGACAGGCACGCAGAAGACGCTGTGTCGACGCCGGTCATTTGTCATTTCAAAGGAACGAACATTCTATGGATTATCCAAAAAGCGTCCCCAGCGTCGGCTTGGTCGATGGCCGCTTCGTCGATGAAAACCCGGTGGCGGGTACGCCGGGGTCGTTGATTCCGGCGGTGTGGGGCAACAGCGTCACGCAAGAAATTCTCAACGCGATCAAGGCTGCGGGATTGACTCCGGATGAAGCCAGAACCGATCAACTGGCCACAGCCATCGGCGCCCTCGTTGATTTCACCAAACTGAAAAATACCCCAACCACGTTGGCCGGCTATGGCATCACCGATGCGGTGGGGAGGTTGCTGGCAGTCCGGCAGATCGAGACGGTCGGGATCACGGTTTACAAGCCGAACCCAAGAGCCAGGCGCATTCGTGTGCGTCTGGTTGGAGCCGGTGGCTCGGGGGGCGGCTGTGCACCGGTGGCAGCGGGTTATCACAGCATCGGCGGTGGCGGCGGCGGTGGCGCCTATGGCGAGAGTTTGTACGACGTGAGCGCGGAAATGATGGCCGGCGTGCCGGTTTCACTGGGAGCGGGTGGCGCTTCACGTAACTCGATGGGGCAGGCCGGTGGTGGTGCTTCTTTTGGCAGCTACATGAGTGTGGCGGGAGGCATGGGCGGGCAAATCCTGACCTTCCCCGTGACAGCCACGGCAGTCGGCTTCGTCCAGGGTGGCGCCGGAGGGCAAGCCGTCACAGGTGGCAACCTGGCTAACGCACGTGGAGTGGGCGGTGGTTACGCCATGTACAACGCCAATTGGGGCGTATTGGCCGGCGGTGGCGGGGCGAGCCCGTTTGATGGCGGTGGCCCGTTAATGGGCCTCAGTGGCCCCGGTACTTCAGGGAGCCGAGGCTCGGGTGGCAGCGGTTCTTGTTCGACCAGTGCGTCCGCCTCTGTCCTTAGCGGTGTCGGCGGCAACGCCTTCTGTGAAATCTGGGAGTACGAGTAATGGCCCTCTATGCACGAGTGGAAAACGGTGTCGCGGTCGAACTGATCGATACCGGCGACTACGCGATTACCCAACTGTTTGCTCCTGCTTTCGTCGAGACGATGGTGCAGGTGCCGGACGGCATGCAGATCGAAATAGGCGCACCCGTCGGCGAACTGCGCCAGGAAATTGCGCCGTTGTCTGTAACGATCCGTCCGGTCGTTACCCCTGAAATCGTCCCCGATGAGCAAGAGCCTTTGGCAGCAGCGCGCACCTGGCGTCAGTCCAGTCTGTCGGCCACTGAATGGTGGGTGACGCGGCATCGCGACGAGCAGGCGCTGGGGCGTGGGACGACGCTCAAGGCCGCGCAGTATCTGGAGTTGCTGGAGTACCGCCAGGCGCTGCGTGACTGGCCTGAGGCTAAAGGTTTCCCGACGGCGGTTTCTCGCCCGACAGCACCGCAATGGTGGGGCGCCAATGCGGATTGACTGGTCTCAGGCATTTTTAAACAAGGAGTTGAATCATGGATTATCCAAAGAGTGTTCCTAGCGCCGGGTTGGTAGATGGCAAGTTTGTCGATGAAGATTTACTGACGGGCAAGCCAGGGTCGTTGATTCCGGCCAGTTGGGGTAATGGTGTTACGCAAGAGTTGTTGACGGTCATCCAGAGCGCAGGGCTGACACCGACGGAGGCCGCCAATAATCAACTGCTCAGTGCGCTGCGCAGCAACAACCTGTTCGTCACGGCGCCGCAATTCAATCAAGGCAAAGCGGTTGCCACTACCGAGTTCGTCGCCCGCGCGGGTCTGCAGTTTTCCGGCTTCGTTTCTTACCCGACCAGCACTGTCCTGACCGTAGCCCACGTGGGGGGCGTGGCGAGTTTCGCCAGCGCAACGCCGATCACGGCAACGTTGCCCTCCATCAATGGCATTGCCCATGCCAGCACGCTACACGTGATCAATGCGGGCAACGGTGTTCTGACCATCAACCCCGCCGCAAACGAGCAAATTGAAACCTGCAACGGCACGTTCGGGTCGCTGAAACTCGGACTCGGCGACTCCGCATGCCTGATCAAACTGGCGAGCCAATGGCGGCTGTACGGAGGGTCGATCAGCGATCGTTATGCCACGGCCCATTCGGGCGTCTATGGCAACGTCGGTTACCAACGGTTTGCCAGCGGCAACATTGAGCAATGGGGTGTCGGCACAACGGATGCGAAGGGCGAAGTCGACGTCATTTTCCCAATCTCTTTTCCTACAGCCTTTTCTTCTCTGGTGGCCACTCATGCCGGCGGTGACGGGGCGATGGTCATCCTGATTGCGGGTTCTGGAAAGCAACAAGGCTGCAAGCTCAAGGTTCGTGATTACAGCGGCAGCGTCGCTGCGGGTTGGGGCATCAATTATTACGCAAAGGGCTATTGAATGAATCCGTTCAACGTTTTGTTCAGCGCCAGCACCCGGGGCGTTTATGTACCGGGTATCAACTCAACTGACATTCCCGACGATGTCATCGAGATTCCTCAGACTTACTGGATCTCGCTGCTGCAGCAATTGGCCGTTGCGGCAAAAGTGATCGGCGTGCGTGCGGATAACGGCTATCCGATTCTGGTCGATCCTGCGCCTCCTTCGGCCGATGAAGCGGCTGACGCCGAGCGCCGTTGGCGCACTGCGCAACTGGCCGCCACCGACGGGTTGGTGGCGCGTGATCGCGATGAGTTGGAAGACGGCGGCGGCACGACGCTGACCACAGAGCAATATGCCCAATTGCAGACGTATCGCCGTGAATTGCGCGACTGGCCGCAGGGTTCCTTTTTTCCGTTCGGCGAGCATCGGCCGGTAGCGCCGAAGTGGTTGGCTGCTGCGCTGTAAGTCATCAGGGAAGTTGAAATGGATTATCCAAAAAGCGCTCCCAGCGTCGGGCTGGTGAACGGCAAGTTCGTCAATGAAGATGTTGTCGCGGGATTGCCCGGATCGTTGATCCCGGCGACCTGGGGCAACAGCGTTACCGATGAATTGTTGAACGTCGTCAAATCTGCGGGTCTTGAACCAAACGAAACCGATGCGACGCAGCTATTGCAGGCGCTGAAAAAAATCAGTCAGGCCGGTGAAGGCAAGCATGCGACCGATATCGGCGCCGCCAATCTGTACATGGCCAACTACGTGCCGGTCATCACTACGTTGAAGGACGGTCTGGCGCTGCGCTTTACCGCTGGTAATGCCAACACTGGAGCCAGCACGTTCGCACCGAATGGCTTGCTGCCCAAGCCGTTATTGAGCCTTGGACAGAGTGCATTGCGGCCAGCGGAGATTGTCGGCAGCAGTGTGTGTTCGGTGGTGTACAGCGCGGCGCTGGACAGTTGGGTGCTGGTGTATGCGAGCGGTGGTAATGCTGCGAGCGGCCGGTTGTTGGGGGTAAAGACGTTTACCGTATCCGGCACCTATGAGCCGATAGCCGGGACGAAGCACGTTCTGGTCAAGGTTGTGGGCGGTGGTGGTGGAAGTGCGGGAGTCGGGGCGACCACAACTTCCCAATATGCAACCGTGGGTGGCGGCGCCTCCGGTAGTTATGCTGAAGCGTGGTTACCTTCCGAGGCGCTTGGTTCTCATCAGGCTGTCACTGTGGGGGCTGGGGGAAGCGCGGGACAGGCCGCGGCGAATGCCGGGGGAGGAGGCACCAGCTCTTTCGGCTCGCTGGTTTCGGCTGCCGGTGGTGGAGGGTCGCCGTGGATTGGCTTTGTTGCGAACCAGGGGATGGGACTTTATACCGGAGGCTATCCCGGCCAGTCGGCCAGTGGAGGCAACATCGTCAACAGCGCGGGAAACGCGGGCGCTCCCGGGATCTCTGTCAACGGCTCGACCCTTGCTGGGCACGGTGGCAGCTCGCCGTTGGGTGGAGGCGGTTTTGGCAACAGCGCAGCAGGCTCTCTGGCCGCACCAGGCTCCGGTTTCGGTTCCGGTGCGGGAGGAATTGCCAACGCACCCAGTCAACCTGGCAGACCTGGTGGCGCAGGTGCTTCAGGCGCCGTGATCATCTACGAGTACGCCTGATGAAAACCTACGCACGCATCGTCAACTGCACTGTGGTCGAACTGTTCTCCACCGAAGGCAATATGGCCGAGATGTTTCACCCGGATCTGCTTTGGGTCGACATCACTGAAATCACTCCAGCACCGCAAATCGACTGGACCGCCAACTTCGGCACCCTCGGTTGGGTGTTTGCATTACCCGAAGAACATACGCCGGACGGCACCCTGAAAACTCTGGCAAAAAAATGGCTGACAGGCATTGGCCGTCAACCATGATTCAATCGGGGCAATATCCAGGGAGGATCAAGCATTATGCAAATAACTGAAAACAACCTTATCGACATCATGCCTAACGCCCGCTCCCAAGCGGGCGTTTTTGTTTCTGCACTCAACAGCGCGATGGCGCGCCGTCATATCGACTCGCTCAAACGCGTCGCGGCGTTCCTTGCGCAAGTCGGTCACGAGTCTGGGCAATTGCGCTATGTGCGCGAACTGGGCAACAACCAATACCTGAGCAAATACGACACCGGCACTTTGGCTTTGCGGCTGGGTAACACACCTGAGGCTGACGGCGACGGGCAAAAATACCGAGGACGCGGGTTGATTCAGATTACCGGCTGTTCGAATTACCGTCAGTGCAGCCTCGGCCTGTTCGGCGATGAGCGTCTGTTGTCCCTGCCCGAACTGCTCGAACAGCCACAATGGGCCGCCGAGTCTGCGGCATGGTTCTGGGAACAGAACGGCTTGAACGAACTGGCCGATCGCGACCAGTTCAACACCATCACCCGGCGCATCAACGGCGGGTTGAACGGCCTGCAGGATCGCCTGGAAATCTGGGCGCGGGCGAGGGCGGTGCTATGCCAATCCCCTGGCGAGTGATCGGCATCTTATTGCTGGCCGCTGCTGCGTTTGCAGCGGCCTGGCAATTTCAGGAGTGGCGCTACGGCCGACAGCTGGCCGAGCAGGCCCGGTTAAACGCCGAAACCCTTAATCAACTGACGCAGACCGCCGCCACCGCGCAACAGGCCGAGCAGGATAAACGCCTGGCGCTGGAGCAGCGGCTCGCGACCAGTGAACAAACCCATTATCGAGCGCTGAGCGATGCCCAACGTGATCAGGATCGCCTGCGCGATCGTCTTGCCACTGCTGATGTGCGCCTGTCAGTCCTTCTCGACGCCAGCGACATCGCCCCAGGCTGCAACGTGCCAGCCACCGCCGGCGCCGGCCGCGTGGATCATGCAACCGTACGCGCCCGACTTGACCCGGCGCATGCTCAACGAATTATCGCCATCACCGACACCGGCGACCGTGGACTGATCGCCTTGCAGGCGTGTCAGGCGTATATCAGAGCGCTGGCGCCCGAACATTTTGAATGAGTCTGTGTATTGAAAGCGCAACCGGCTCGTGTACGGTGGAGGCATTCCACACGATCCGGAGCACGCCGTGAAAGAGATCACTCAACTGGCCGCCGACCTTGGCCGACGTCTGCAACTGCTCAATGCCCACGTCACCACCGCTGAATCCTGTACCGGTGGCGGGATTGCCGAAGCGATCACGCGTATCCCGGGCAGTTCGGCGTGGTTTGAGGCTGGCTACGTCACGTATTCCAACCGGCAGAAAACTCAGCAACTGAATGTGCCGGTCGAGCTGTTCGAAACAGTCGGGGCGGTCAGCCGCGAGGTGGTCGAGGCGATGGTACGTGGTGCCCAGGACAAAAGCCTGGCGCGATTTGCCGTAGCGGTCAGCGGTGTCGCCGGGCCGGACGGTGGCTCGCCGAACAAACCGGTCGGTACGGTGTGGCTGGCGTGGGGCGTTGGCGAGACGGTCACCAGTGAGGTTCAGCACTTTCCCGGCAACCGCGATGAAGTCCGCCGACAAACGGTGAAGGCCGCGCTAGAGGGGCTCCTGCGACTAGCGGCACGAGAAATCGAAAATCAGGGGTAGGCGATCCGCGAACGCT